CCTGACCCTCTTAATCCTCGGCGAACAGTTACACAGGCTTCATCCTGGGGGGAGTATTATTGCGTGCGCTGTCCGTTTTGTAATGACCATTCTCCTCGTTTGTGGATTAATCACCGCTATGCATCTGAAGTGAGCCGTGGTATAAGGCAACTCACGCACTTAGCGGTTTGCTACAACGAGCAATGCCTGCGCGAGCCGGGGCGGATGGAACAATTAGAGCAGTTGATCTTCGGAGTCGGCCGGCATTTAAAGCCAAAGCCGCTAACAATTCGGCCGGCGGTAACGAGCTTTGAGCACACTGCTGTTACTCCGCCGGGCGATATCGTGCTTTTAAGCGATCTTCCTGCCAAACATCCAGCGCGGTGTTACATAGAGTCGCGCGGTTTCGACCCGGATTGGCTAGCCGTAAAATTTCAAGTTGGCATCTGCGCTACTGCCGCAGAACCGCGGTTTGAAATTATGCGAGAGCGGTTATACATACCGGTCACGTTTCGCGGTGATCTTGTTGGTTGGCAGTGCCGCGCTATTAGGCCGACTACAGCGCCAAAGTATTTAAACGCGCCAAATATGCAAAAGTCTAAATTGCTGTACAACTTTGACAACGCGGCATCGCAACCGTTTGCCGTAATTGTTGAAGGTGTGACAAGTGTTTGGCGTCTTGGCGGCGGGGCTGTCTGTTTGTTCGGCAAAAGCATGTCTATGCACCAGCAAAATTTGATAGCGCGTACTTGGGTAAATAAACCGGTATTCCTGCTTTTGGACAATGATGCTAAAGCAGAAATGGAACGAGCGCGGACGGTGTTAACACAACACGGTATGACAGTTGTGTCTGTTGATTTGCCAGATGCGCGTGATCCGGCCGACTACGCTCTTGGCGATATAACGGATTTGTTAATGGAACGTGCTGCTGCGGCAGGTGTACTAAACGCAATGATTTGATGGAGAAGCGACTATGAGTCTTTTGCATCTGTTCTCAGAAGCGCTTGTTTTTCCGGAAAAGCAAGAAGCGCTTGAAGCTTTGTATCCGGCAATTGATCTGACAGCGCCTGGCATGCCGCCGCCCGGAGCAAATTTTGTCAAGCACGCAATAGATCTTGGCGACGATCTCAATCTGGACGATATTAAAAAGAAAAAGCAGGCACCTGCTAGCAAACATCTCGATTATCTGTATCGTCGCGCAATGTACGATAATACGTTTTCTATTCCAGTATTGAGCAAACGCGGCACGTTTACTGCGCTGTTTGTTCCGGGGCACCTCGTCGGCGATCTAACGAGTGACGATCCGACGATTATTTACGGGCCAAAGCCGGCGCGTGTTATGGTTGTTGGGAAAATGCCCGGCCGCGATAACCTACACAAACGCGACGCCTGGGCTGGTAGAGGAATTGACGCGCTTATGACCGCGATTCAGAAAGCAAACGTACCGCACACTGAATACGCTAAGTGGTTTGTTACGTTTGCTTGTAAATTTGCGCCAGAGAACGCCGAGGTTGAAAACATTGAGGCTGCGTGGTTTAAAGATTGCGCTCCGCTTATGGCGCAAGAGTTTCGGCTTGTCAAACCAGACTACATTCTTTGCCTTGGCGCAGACGCCGTAAAAGCGGTTCTCGGTAGTCCGGTAAAACTTAACGGCCGTGTCGCTGAAATTGATGTACCCATGCCAGACGGGTCAACGCACAACATCAAAGTCATGTCGTCGTTGCATCCAGCATATGTTGCGCGTAAATCTGATGCGGCCATAACCGCCGAATTTGAAGGACAGATTCAGCGGTTTATTGCGCTGACAAACAATGTCCTAATAACGAAAGAGGTTGTGGATCATGCAGAAATTTACACAGAAGAGGCGTTGGCAGAAACGGTTGACGCTATGCTTGCGGATCCCGACCCCAACGCTAATATCATCGCTATTGACTGCGAGTGGCACGGCGAATACCCGACTGAGCACGGTGCATATTTACGCACGATTCAAATTTCCAACAAAGATAAATGGGCTCGCACAATTGTTCTCCGGTATGAGGGCGGCGCAACGGCATTCCGCCCAAGTCTCGACGCCGCAAGAACGCAACTTACACGTCTTCTTAAATCAACCGCTAGTCGACGCGTACGGGTGGGCGGGCACTTTCTCCGCGCTGACTTGCCGTGGCTTATTGATTTTGGTGTCGACGTACGTGACGAGTACGCGCCGGATCCTGATGTAAATAATCGGTCGCAGGGCGGCTGGGATACGAGCCTGCTTTATCACGCTTGCAACGAGACCGCAAAATACGCGCTAGATGACTGCGTTATGCGGTTTACCTCCGCGCCGACATATTGGGAAAAACTGTATGTTTGGAAAAAGACGTTTTGCGCGCAGAACAAAATTAAACCAGACGCGTTAGGCGGATACGGTGCATGTCCGAGCCACGTGTTGCATCCATACGCGAATTATGACGTAGACGTTACGCGGCGGATCATGATGTATTTCTACGGCACAAACGGCTATGACGGAAAAATAGCATGTGACGCAAACGGTAATGATTGCTGGGTGCCGTACTGGACAGCGCATATGGCCTCGCTGGCATTTCTTGAAATGGAAATGACAGGCATGGTCATCGACCGAGATCGTACTGACGCGCTTGCTAACATATTTATGGAACAACAGGAAACGCTTTTAGCCGAAGTTCGTGAAGAACTAAACTGGCCGGCGTTTAACCCAAAATCGCATCCGCAGCTCGCTGTGGCGCTGTTTGGGCGTAAATTCGCGAAGAATTTCACCAATAAAATCACTATTCCTGATGACGCGCGCCTGCTCGATCTAACCCCGATCAAGACAACGGGAAAGAGACCGAAGCTGTGGCACACGATCGACGCGGCTACACAGAGTAAATCGCCGCCGAGCACGGATAAGGAAAGCCTGGGTATTCTTGGCCACGCCAATACTACGGCGGCTAAGATTCGTGATTACAAGTTTATTGCGCAGGTATTACAATCTGTGCTGCGCGTGCCTAATGTCAAGGATGATGGAGAATTTGACACAGATGATAACGGCAATTATGTCTATGAGAAGGGTCTTGTCGGCAGTGCGCATGCTGACGGTAAAGTCCGTACTCACTTATTTCAAACAAAAGAAACCGGGCGTGCGTCAAGTTCTCGGCCGCCGCTGCAAAATCTCAGCTCACGGCGAGAGGACGACTACAGGCGCATTCTCGGCCCAGCCTACACGCATCCGGTGCGCTCGGTACTCAAAGTACCGGAGGGGTGTGTTGGGATCGAAACCGATCTCACTGGTGCGGAGTTGGCGGTCTTAGCTTGGTTGTCGCAAGATCGTAACATGATTGAACACGTCCGGCGCAACTTACTGCCGGAAGAGCACCCAGATCATTACGACATTCACTCGCAGCAAGCCGTTAAAACTTTCGCGCTTAAAGGCGTTGTACCGACAAAAACCGGCATGAAAGACGCCGGCAAAAAAGGTTTACGAGTTGCGGCCAAAAACGTGAATTTCGGTATTCCGTACGGCCGCGGTTCAGAGGCCATCGCTCGGCAGTGTAAAGAAGAGGGCGTCGAAGTTACGGCGGCTGAGTGCCAAGCGATGATCGATGCGTACTTTGACTCGTATCCAGGTACGCAGACCTTTTTAGCGCAATGCCGAGAGCGGTCGCAGGATCCAGGCTGGATCGTAGGCCCGTATGGCCGTATGCGTAGATTTTCGCCGCCGATTTCTGATGACGGCGCGCAGGCTATCATTGCAGACCAACAACGGCAGGCGCAAAACTTCCCGATTCAGGGCGGAGTTGCTGACGCTGTATCTATTGCGCTGGCCAATTTTTATCGGTACAGAAAAGAACATCCGGATGTGCAGTATGACATCGCGCTGCAAATTCATGACGCTATCGTGCTTATTGTTCCCGTAGCGCACGCCGAACGCGTTTACAAAGATGTCATACCAAAATGCATGGTTGACGACGTGCCATTTTGGCCGCGGTATTTAGACGGAGTAGCAATACCCGTAGACGAGCCGTACCACTTTGGCATGGACCGTGATGTATTTGTGCACTGGGGCGAGAAGATTAAACCTGCCGAGGCCTCGAGTTTAGGCCTCGACTGGTTGCTCGAAAAATAGGTCAAAATAGGTCAAAAACAAGGGCTGGACTTCTCCGTTCTATGTGGTAGAGTACAGCCACTGGTTGGTTTTTCTTTAACCCAAGGAGTGCTTTCATGGCACGTTTCCCTAGTCAGAATCTTGCTTCCTTTGGTACGCCGCAGCAGGCTGGTAATGGAGATGGCAAGAGACGTTTTTGTTACGGTAAGCAGCGCAATGTAATTATCGTCGGCGGCAAAAAGATGCTCGACGACGGGCTCTGCCTTCGGCTTCTTCCTACGTATGCCACAGATCAGTCTGGGCAGCGCATCGTTGGCGCCGACGGCAAACCGGCGCTGACGCAGTTTCGTGAAGATGCCGGCTTCGGCGACTGGTGTCGTACCTATGAGTGCGTGTCGTGGTTCGGGCAGCCGGGTCTGCACTTCATCGTGTGGGACGGCAACCCGGCTGTAAATAGGTACGAGAGTCCGGTGTGGTTGCTCTATCGAGCGGCTTACAAGAACAAGGAAACGCCGGGCATCGGCGCTTTGTTCTGTGATTTGCTTAATAGGGCGGCTGGTTTTCAGCAGCAGACGCATGTCGGCTCGCTGAAGCGTCCGGAGCAGATTCTGTTCGTCAGCGCGACGCAGCTTTACAACAAGCCGGATCGTACTCCCGGTTTCGGTTGCTTCGATCTGGCTGATCAGAAAGAAAATAACGCGCGGATCTTCGGGTTTAAGAAGACCGCTGCCGAAAGCCTGCTGAACGCTCTGCAGGTTCAAGGCGCAGATGGGCAGTTTCTCGCTGGCGATATGCTGTCGGCGGGGCCGTCCAAGCTCGTGACCGTCATCTCGAAGTCGTATGGCGTAGCGGCACATCCGAAGCCGCCGCGTCCTCTTGCGATTTCGAATGAGGGTCCGGACTATTTGTATGTGCCGCCATATGCGATTTCAGCTGCAAATCAGGCTGAAGCCGTAGTTGTCGGTAAACCCAATCCATCGCCGGACGGCAAGATGTCCGGCGAACAGCACTGGGTTGTGCTTCATGACACGTACAACGGACAGGCTGTTCCGTTTGGCGCTTATGCAAATAAGATTGCTACGGCCAACAGCACGTTCGACGAATTGATGTACGTGCCGAGTTTCGAAGAGCAGGCAGAGCTAATGGCTGAGTCGTTCCCGCGCGAAGCTCTTGATTTCGCGTGGCGTGATCATCCGGAGTACATCCGGTATCTACGCCGTGGGACAACGACGGTTGAGGCGCCGCAAGCGCGCTTTCAGCCGCCGACTGGCGTAGCCTCGTCCGTGGCGACGGCGCATGCTATCAACGCTGCGACCACAACCACGACGGCGCCGGCTATTAGCTCTATTGTTCCGGATGCAGACGATATCGATCCGGATGCCGAAGCCGCGCTCGCGCAGCTGCAGATGGGCATGAAGTCCGCAGCAGCAGCGTCCGCGCCATTTGGCAACAAGCCGCAGACGGCAGACATTGTCGCTGAGGCTCGGGCAAAAGCGCAGGCTGCTCTTCAGGCGGCTCGGCGAAACGGCTAATTAATTAGCCAAGATCTGCGGGATGGGGGCTTGTGAAACATCAAGCCCCCATCCCAATCTTTTACAAACCACGAGGATACTATGGGCCGACGTAAAAAAAGTGAAGTAACTGCCGGTATTGATGTCACCGCACCACTTGGTGAGCATCCTGTTATTACAGAGATTCTCAAAGCAACAGCCGAAGAGCAGGATCCGCTTATCGGCTTACCACTACCGTCACTAGCGGCAAGGTACCTGCTTCAAAGCAATATCTTTCCGCTGTCTCGGTTTGTTCAGCTGCGTGGGCAATTTAGCGCCGGTAAATCGGCTATGCTCATCGAGGTCATGCGCTGGTTTGCCATGTATGGCGGCGGTGGCGTCATGATCGACACCGAGCACAAAAGTAGCCGCAGCATGATTGACGGCATGTTCGGCCACAACCCGGAATACACGAAACGGGCTGTAGTTGTCGAAGCTGCCAGCGTTGAAGAGTGGCAGAAGAAGTACATTAGTCTGTGTCAGCTTATTCACAAGCAAGCTGACGCCGGCAACGAGGTGTATCCAATGTGCATCGGCGTAGACTCTATCTCGGCTGTCGAGGTTGAGCGTCGCGTCGAAAAGGTGGCTGAAGAAGGACATGCTGCGGCTGGGCATCCATACCTAGCGCGTAACTTGTCTGACTTTATGCGAACAGCGCTTGTACCGACGCTTCGGCATTATCCGATTGCGTTTGTTGCAACGAACCATCTGAAAGAAGAAATTAATCAGATGGGATTCGGCGCGCCAAAGAAGTACGCTCCGGGTGGGGCAAGCCTTGACTATTATCCCACGTTAATCCTTGATATGGATCGAGTGTCTGCCAAGCTGATTGAGCGTAATGGCGCTCAGGGGCAGCAGGTGCGGATTATTGCGACCAAGAACAATCTTGGCGCTCCTGGCCGGCGTATCGTCGTCAACCTGCTTTGGTATCCCAAAACCATTGCATACCGCGACGAAAACGGCGATCAGGCGTATAAGCAGCAGCAGCACCATTACTGGGATTGGCATACCGCCTCTACCAGACTGCTACTCGATCTGCAGGATCCAGAGCGTAAACCGCAGCCGGGCCACGATCCCAAGCTGGGTGAGATTCTTAGGCAGGTGTGCGATCTTGAGTACAAGCACGGCACTAAAAACGCCGACACGCCGCTTGTGTTTTCCAGCGCCCTCGGAATCTCGAAGCAGGAAGCCGTTCCTGAAGTCGAGATTTCGATGATGATCGAGGAGAACAAGAAGATGCGCAGCCTGCTTGACGGTTTGCTAGGCGTCAATGCTTACGCCATCTGTGATCCGGCTGTTAAATACCGGGAGCAGGTTATGTCGCAGCTTAAAGACAAGCAGACGACCGATAATCCAGAGCTCATGGCGGCAGCTGGTGCTTTGGAAGATCTTGTGCCTGCAGATCTTGATCCGCTTGGACAGTTTTCTGAATAGGAGGTGATTTGTGCGTAAAACGACGAAAAGTAGCAACGATGTGAAAGATGCTGTTGATGCAATTGTTCGCGCACTCGGTGAACTTGATACAGCTATTACACCACGTGGCCGAGGCGACACTATTATTTCCGGCGGCCACGATGCTTCTGGCGGTTTCGTTACGTCTCTTACTGAAGCAGTAATGGGCGTAACAGCCGGGCTATGCCGAATCGCCGATGCGATTGAGAACCATACGGCGGCTATGGCAGAAAAAGACGACGTTTAACGACAATGTCGCGCGAAGAATTTTTCGATAACCTGTTCAATGAAAGTACGCCAGCTGCCGAGGACTTAAAAATCCTCCGGCAGCTGGCGTACGAAGAGCGCGTCATCAAGCGCATATTCACGGATTGCGGACTAAAACCAAACGGCTGGGGCCGTCTTGCGTCTGACTGTCGTGCAAAGACGCAGCAGACTAAGCTTAATTTTGCCTGGTTCAACGCGACGTATACTGCTTTTCCGGGTGTATTGCTTGGGCGGCGCGTTCCGTTTCTTCATAAAACTACGCTGCCTGATTTGTTCAAACCCGCCCCGAAAAACAGGCTGGTAAAGGCGATAGCTAAAGAACTGGCTATCAACGAGATTGACCCGATGAGCGACAGCTACGTTTTTGTCTTTCCTGTGATTAAGACAGCGTTCTGCGCGCATAGTTTTAGCAGCCTTGCCGACACTCGGTTGCCTGATGGCGCCCGACAGCAGTTCGTGATGCTACCGACGGCAAATAAACGACCGTTCATTGTCGAGCCGTTAAAAAATCTTTGTACTGCTATAGGTCCGGCGTGGTTTTCAAATTAGGCTTACGGTATGGGCCCGAACAGAAAATACCGCAGCATTTTCGTTCCGGTTACCGCTTTGTCTTTTTCACAAGACCAAGAAGCTGACTGCGCGGCTTTTATAGACAAGCGTAGCGCGCACACTGAGCTTGTACCTCTGTCAGATGCAGAGCAACTGACGCTTACTGCAGCCGGTAAGTTTACTGATACGGGCTATCGCTTCAATGTGCTCGGGTTTATCGCTGTGTGCGACGCGATAGCCATTGGCTTGCATCGCGTTTTTGGTGAAATATCTGGCGAGTCGCCGTCTAAACTTATCGACGCAGACGCATATAGTTTGCCGTCTGCGGTCAGTATCTATAACGAAGCATTGCGCGTCAGGTTCGAAACATTACGCGAGCGCAATCTTCTTATCGACCACCACGATCGGGTTGTTGACGGATTTCTCGGGCTCAACCACAAGCTGCTCGATAATTCTGTGTTTTTCGAGACAATTCAAAATGCCCGAACAGACAAATCAGACGACACAATTTTTTACAGAGCTGAACTTGTAGGCCGAGAGTTGCGGGTGTACATTCTTGATCCCGCCACCAAGACGACTGACGCGCATCCGGATTCCCGACACGTTTTCGCGGCCGGCTGGTATTTTTGTAATCGAGAGGACGCGGGCAATTCTGTGCGTGCCATACCTTGTTTGTATACGCGGTTTGGCGTAGCTCTCGCGACGGATAAAAACAGAAACAGATTGCCGCATGTAGGCACTGATTTATCTGGTCGCACAGCTCAACTCGTTGTGCGCACATTTACCAAATCAATCGATATGGTAGAGCTAAAACAGCGTATAGCTACGCTACGCGAATTCAAATTAGGTTTTACAGACAACCAAACCGAGTTCGAAACGGTAGTCAAAAAATGGATTGGTTACCTAGTCAGCTTTGGACTGTCTAAAGAAACGGCGCGCGCAATTGTAAGAAACGCAGCCTTTTCAGGAGCGGACATTGAGCCGCGCAATCCGCTAGATGCGTATACAGGAAAAGTACTAGAAACGCGGAACGGCTACGATCTTGTGTGCGCAACTTTAAAACACGCGAGAAATCAGCCGACGCACGTACGCGAAAAAATTCAGTCTGTGGGGTTATCGCTTCTTTTGCCCGCGACAAAAAAGGCGTTTGGTAAGGTTTAACTCAAGGAGGTGAGGTGTGACAATGCAACTAAATACTGTTAACGCACAGCGCAATGACCTGATCAACGTTGCTGATTTGCACACAAATTTGCAACAGGTTATTATGCGCGTCACAGAACTCGTGACAGAGCAACACGCAGCTAACATTATGGCTATGTGGCGTGTTGGCCAGATGCTGTTTGAAATTGACAACGATCCTGAGCAATATCTGACAGAAGAGCAACTGGCAAATCATGTAAGTCCGTCTGCGCTGCTGCTCAATGCTTTCAATAAAATCTACACGGCCGACTCTTTCAATACGTCGCGGCAGTTGTTTGAAAACTATCCTTCTCAGGAGCGCATAGACGCGCTCATTAATCGCCGCTGCCCGGCCCGACCGACGTGGCGCGTTACAGCATCTCACGTGCAGCTTTTGCTGACCGTGCAGGATCCTGACCAGCGCAAAGTCATAGAAGATCGCTGTGTAAACGAAGCATACACTACAAAAGCGCTGGCCGTTGAGCTAAACGAAATTCGCGGCGAAGAAAAAAGAGCTGGTCGCGGCCCGGCAGCGCCAAAGGGTTTAAAACAGCGCGTGTACGATCTACTTGAACATCAGCGAAAATTTATTTCGCGGTCGGAAAAGCTGTGGGTAGAGGACGACGGGCTGTACGACGCGCTTATGAATATGGCGTCATCAGACATTACGGAAACCGTACGCGGCTACATGGCGGAAATCACAGAAAATTTCCACAAGATGCAAGAAGTAATCGACACACACCAAGCGCTTTGTCGAAAATTTGCGGAGCATATCGATGCTGAGTCGGCGGACGGCGACGAAGCCGAACCGCCTGCGCAGCACGAGAAAAAGAAAGGTATTACACGGTAGCAGTATGTTGTTTTTCAAAAACGTCCCAGTCGTCATAGAGCCCGGCGTCGCTGCCCTTGAAGTGGCCGTCTGCCGAAAAACAAAAGATGGCGAGCGTTTGTTTTACGTGCCGTTTAGCCGCGTAAACACGGACGCAACAATAGCCGAAAAGCTGCCGTTTATTGTGTCGTCGAGCCACCCTCACATTTTCTCAATGGCTGAAGACATTGACGCAAGTCCGTTCTTACTGATTTACGATTACCTGGGCAAGTTGTACAACGTCTATACGCGCGAATCGAAAAATGGCGCCTGGACAGAGAACAAAACCGTACCAGAGCAGATTGGCGAAACAGTTACGCAGTTTTCGGTGCGGTTTTCGTTTAACTCAATAAAGTCGCGCGATAAATTTCTTGGCGCGTTTAACAGCCTGGTAAATCATTACCAGGAAAACAACAAAAACGCGAATGCCATACGCAAAGACGTCGAGACGGTTGTACAATTGCTTTTAGCGTCTAACGTCGGTCCGGTTGTTCTACCAATAGCAGTAGCAAAGCCAAAAAAGTCTCTTGGCGTGTAAGCTGCGTTTAATGCACGGATGCGTTAAATGTTGTCAAATTCGCAGTTTTGTGTTTGTGTTTTACTGTACGGAACAGACGACTATTGTTTCCGTATGGCGCAGCGCGTGATAAATACACCGCTGCGTGGTTTGGGGGCCGCGGGTATAGATTTTCGGTTTGGATTAAACGCAGTTAGCGAGCAGACGAGAACGTTCGTGCATCAAGCCGTGCACGATAGCTTTCCTGGTGCGCTAGTCGTCGACTGCCCCGAAAACATACACAAGTACCCGATGATGCGGCGGTTATTGTATGACCGCACTCTAACATCGTCTTATCTTATGTGGTTTGACGATGATTCTTGCATAATCCCCTCTACTGATTTAAACGCGTGGCTTTCGCGCATTCAGCGGCAAATGCATGCGTACGCCATGTTGGGGTCTGTGCATAAAACTAGGTACATCGGCAATCAGCCCGACTGGATAAAAGCGCAAGCGTGGTATAACAGCAAAGAGCCGCAGCAATACGTACAGTTTGCCGCCGGCGGTTGGTGGACGATTCGCGCTGATGTGTTGACGCGGTTTGACTGGCCGCCGCCCCAGTTTAAACACAGAGGCGGCGACGTTATGCTAGGAGAGCTGCTGCGGCAACATGATTTACCGCTTGGGCATTTTCGAGATAACCTTTGGATCAACGCGAATGAATTTGGTGTTGAATCTCAGTCCACACGCCGCGGTCGAGCGGAATCGCCAATCGGTTACGACTATGTAGCGCGAGGTTAATATGGTCGTAAAAACTACCCGTGTTGACCTAATTAAAACGCGCGCAGCTTGGCCTGAAGAAGCGTTTCAACCGGCTTTCGTTTTTCCAAGAAAAGACGATACGCGCAAATGGTTAGTTTTGGACGCGCCAATTTCGGAAAACGCGGCATTAACGTGGGCGTCTGCTGCGTCGGACGAGTATGTGCGTATTCCGCTTTTTAAGTATGACTTGCCGGCACAAGGCGACACCGCATTAGCAATAGCGTTTAGACTGGGGTTATCCTGTGCCGCGCAACTTGCGTCTGCGCCAGAATGTTTGCATATTGTGACAGGTAACCCTGTTGAGCTCGTAAGTAATTCTGCCGGTGCCGTAACAGTTATGCGGTACTGGTTCGGGTTCGCAATAGCTTTTGATTAAAGTAGGTAGCCACATGGCAAAAAAATGCAAAAAAGGAAAGTGCAATCCTGAATCGTGCGACAATGAGTCGTGCAAAACCAGTAGCAACACTACAACGGTAACGACGACCGCCAAGTTGTCTATGCCGGCATTGACTGCTGCGGCTGCTGGTGTTGGTATCGGCGTAAAATCTGCAGCAAATGATCCAGGTCAGACGCAGATCTCAATCGAAGACCCAGCCACCGCGATTAGGGATAATAGCGCTGACTTCTACAAGTTGTACGCGCAGTATTTAGCCCTGCGAGAACTGGCAATGCCGCTCAACGGGCTTCCGCAAACAGCACCTCTGCCTGAATCTGTCAAGATTTCAAAAATCACGATTGACTTTAGCGTGGACGGCAAATCAAATACGGCAGAAATTCCCGGCGCAACGTCAATCGCCGAAGTTTCTGTGGCAATTGGTACCGGTTTACGCGCCATCATCGACAAAATGCATCAAACGTTGTTTGTGCTGGGGCATGTTACATCAAATATGCAGGTTGCGGTTAAGCAAGCCGTTACCGCGAGAACTGCGTCGAGCATTTCACTGACTAACAAGACTGATGAAAAAACGGTTTAGTCTTTCTCGGGTATTCAAGCAGCGCGATAAACTATTTCAAGCAATACGCCCATACGTGGGCTTGACGATATCAGGAAACACGCTGCACGACCTTGTAGCAGACGTGTATCGCGTTCTGCCTAATTACGTATCGCACGACGCCGTATTCGAGTCTAGTCGCGCAATAGTCGGCGACGAACTAACTCGAAAAATTGCGGCAGAGTTTGCGTGGCGTTTGGCCGGCAATATCGACACGCTAATTACAGGCAGGCCTGTGCTGCCCTGGACTCGGCAGTCGGAGGACGAGTGGGTTCCCGTGCTTGTTACGCGCGTTGATCCGGCGTTTCGGCGCGGTAAGCCGGGGTTTTTATTTCAGTTGCGCGTGCTTGCGGGCTCGCCGTGCCCAACTTTGTTTTCGCATTTTATGTCTAAGGCGAGTTGTGCGGGTATCTCGCACATTGTCGGGTTTTCGCGCAATATGCCGTATACCAGTAGCGCATATTTCACTGGCTTAAAGTTTTGGGCGCATCTGAACGCGGCTAGAAGTGGTGCTGGGTTATTTTTTCAAGAAGTAGCTTGCCCGCCATCTATGCAGACAAGCAATCGCAAAATACTAGAGATCAGAACACGTATTTCGCCCTGCCCGCGCGGTTTTCAGCATGAGTGTCTAAATTGCGTTGTCGGCTACGATACTTGCGCCGCGGCTATTCACGCAAAAGAGCTCGAGCTGCGGCTGTGTCCAGGCTGTAATCTCAATTCTCATTTTGATCTAACGAGATCTGATGAGTTGTGTCTTACGTGTTGGCAGCGTAAATTACAGCGCAATACAGCCGGAATTTAATCCCGGCTTTTTTTTAGCTATCAGCGATATTCGGTTGACACGCCGTATTGATCTGGTATGTTTTCTCGACGCAAGGAGTGTGTTATGTCTATTGGTTACCGACCAAAAGGCGAATCGGGCCCGGTTTATCATCCGGCCAGAGACTACGCTTATGTTACGCCCACGCTTATGGCTGCGGCCATTGCGAGCATGGAATCAAAAAACACGCCGGAAGAAGTACAGGCGTGGAAACTTGAAGCCGGTATAACAGACGATGAGATAGGCCTAGCTGCTGAAGCCTTGGCCCGCGCGCAACGCGATTTTGTAAACGCCTCTGACCCTGTAACGTCTTTTGAGCAGGCATTAAATCGCCGCGACTTTACGGATATACGCTATCCGGTCCGGCAGTTTCTTTTTGCCGCTATCGGGCAAGCGTTCTGCGCGGCTTGGTTTACAGCCGTACGCGAAGTATCGCGTGTAAACGAGGAATCTCCCGCAGCTCCTGGCATGGCAGACTTTACAGCAACTGTACAGGGTTTTTTCGGCTACAAATCGACGCCGGAAGCCAAACAGCTGACGATTGCTAATTTGCAACTCAAAAACGACGTGCTGCAGTCGCGCATGCGCACGCTGTATGCTGAGTATCAGGTTTTGCAGGAAAAACTTGCAGAGGCGCAGAAAAAAATGCAGCCAACCGTCCCTGAGCTGGCAAAAAACACGAAGAGCATTCTCGATATCGTACTCAGTGTATTGTCACTAACGCGGAAGTAGCATGCCAAAATACAGAATGTACCGCGATCCGGAAGTGTTCGCGGCAAAACTTCCGAAGCTCGATAGCGATTGTGTGCGCTGCCTCGGCCTGGATCTTGGCAGCAATTGCGGCGTAGCTATTTATGACTTTACGCCTGGCGGCAAACTTCTTCGCGAAAAACTGCAGTTGTTTCAATGGGATCTGTCTTGCACCGGGCTTGATTCAGGCGCCGCGCGCTTTGTGCGTTTGCGCGGCTTTTTAAACGTTGTAGCCCCTGACGCAATAGCCTATGAAGACGTGAAATACACGCCGCCTCGTGAGTTCTTTGTCAATAAGAAATTCGGTATTCCTGCCATTCTTGCCCGAGTTGCTACAGCATCGGAAGTGCTGGGCGGTATGAAAGTTACTGTCGCTACTTGGGCGCAAGAGCGGAATTTGCCGTCTATGGGATTTGGCGTTACGACAATCAAAAAGTTTGCTACCGGCAACGGTCGCGCGAACAAAGAAGACATGATTGCTGCCGCCAACAAGAATTTCAACACGGCATTTGACCCGGCAAAATACAAAGCCGAGGGAATCGACAACGTTGTCGACGCGGCGTTTGTGCTGTTGATGCTTTTGCAGCAGGTTAAAGTCGGCATCGGCACGCCGCCAAAATAACCGATGACCGAGCACGCGAAATTTTTAGCGCAGGCAGACGCAGTTACTGAGCATGCGCCCGTTAGGCGGTTGTCGTGTTTAGAAGCAATGCGCGAGCGCCGCGGTGAAGTTGTTTGCTTTACACCGGCGCTTTTAGTTACTGCCGGCCGCATGCCGTTTGATCCAGCTCAAGAGTTTATCGCGCGATTTAATGTCGGCGCAGACAGTCAGCCGTTTTGCGTAGAGTTGTCTCCGGCGCACCATCCATTTTTTTCCGGTCTTGGCGTTTCTGTACTTGACGGCAAACAAATTGATTGGGATCGGCGGTTGTACGCCGCGCCTATCGCCATAGCAGAAAGTTGCTTCAATTTTATAGGCGGCATAGGCATTCACGGCGACGACTTCTACGCCAGCGCTGTAACATATGAGCTAACTATGCCTGATCCTACTGCTTCGCTGATTGGTTCTGGCGCGCAAATTCCGTTACACGTATTTGGCGTGCTCATACGCGAACGAATAACGTATCTAGCGCCGGCCGGACATAATCCACCATACGTCACAACAGTGCCTGCAGCTGAACATATACCAGGTTTCAAAATAAGTCCGGTTACTGAGCATGATTTAAAACGACTCAGGGGTGACACATGAGTGACAAGCCAGACAAACAGCTGAAAGAAATTAAGTTTTACGCCGCCATTTTGTACCCAGATGGCGAATACAAAGTGGAGCAGTTTGATACGCCAGATGCGCTGGCAAATCGGCTAAAGTCGTTGGTGGATAAAGACGTCAGCGTGTTCAATTTTGCCGGCGTGCAGCTCAAGGTATCTCGGCCGCCATTCCGGCATTTATTAACGCCGTGGGGCGCTAAACCGCTATTTGACTCAAACACCACAGAGCTCGAGCCCGACGATACGGGATACCTCGGCGCGGATTTCATTCATCTATCTGATCCGCCACCGCTGTCTGTTCCAAAACAAAACAAGGCCGGCGGCAATGACGAGTTTTTTGACGACAAAGAAGACGCGGGGATGGGTGTGTTCGACGATATTCTGCCAGATCCAGACAGCTAAATTTTTGCCAAAATGCTGGCATATTTGTTGTGGTATCTCTTTCTGATCAAGCAACAAATAATTAGGAGTTTCTCCACTGGAGGTTGAATGAGTTGAACCAAGTTTACGATACGTTCAGGGCGGTTGTTTACAACGGCCGCCCTGTCAAAGCTCAACGGAAGGTAGGCAGCCAAATTCGATGGCGTGACTATCAGGGAAACGTTGAGTTTGTATCGGAACGCGCGTGGTTGGATAATACGCGTGAAGTGTTTGTCCCCAAAAAACTAGGCACGCGGGAACACGTGCTTCGGAATTGGGGGCAGTATTGCAAGTACTGTAATACTTAGTAAAGAATGGAGTAGCTGAATGACCCAGGTCAATCAAAAGCAGGTTCGTTCTTATCGCAAGCCGGGCAAGAAAAATAACCCGGAAAATTCTGCGCATCCGCCGATGGACGAGCGGACGGCGCGGCAGCTCAAGCGACACCGCGATCTCATGGCCCAGTACGACGAGATCGCGCATCGCCTAGTTGGTCGTATTGCGATGGAAATCCTGCCGGGGCAAGGGAGTGCTCATGACCCCTTCATGTTCCGGCCGGTTCACAAGGAACTTCCAAAGTTCCGTGGCCGGCCTACGTTCGTGCTGTTGCACGTTGTGCGGCACGATCGTTTGATCATTTCCGAGGTGGAAAGCCATCCGGTGAATGGTAAATTAAATTACGCCGTAAAGCGGTGGTATGACTTCGGTCTGCCCCCGACTCGCGGCGCCGAGTTCCCGAGGCTTGATGGTCCTGAGAATCATGTGTTGCTCACCGCGGGCAACAACCTTCTGCAGGAACTCATCAACACGGTCGAGCAGTCGACCGACACGCTGCAGACGCCCGCGCTTCCGCAGCTGTTGATTATGCTCGATGCCGTGAGAATCGACGAAGCCAAGCTTGCGGGCTTGGTCGAGTCGATTAATCCGCCGGAGCTCAGGCCGGTTTACGCGCAGAAGAAGCGCGAAGCGGCTGAAGTAATTTCACTCGGCGAACTCTTCGGAGACGCTGAGGTTCTCAAGGACGCCGAAATTGCTGCCGGGTTCCGACAGCAGCGGGCCTATGAGAACTACGAGAACCTTCTCGGATCGCACGAGATCAACCCCGCGAGGAAAATCTTCCTCGCGAGGAATCCCGCGCGTTATGTCTTGAAGGCTGCGGGGCTGGCCGACGACTGGGCGATGACTGCCGACGAGGCTGTTGTCGAGCAGCTGCTCGCCAAAATGCGGGAGTCGCTCCCGCTGCCAGAGATGGCCACTGACTCGGACTTGATCGACGGGTTGTCAGATCCGACCAAGCCGCTGAGTTTTGGTGTGCCGGTTGATCGGCTGCCTACCTCGGTGATTATCCGCGCCATGCGTGCGGCAATTCCGGCAGGTAAGGCCGTTCACAAGCACGTCACCGACGACGAGCTTGTGGATGCGGCAAAGAAGCCGTATGAACCGCTCGTGGTTCATGCGTATTCGAAGATCCAAATCGTCCGTGCAGACGACCTTCGAGTGCTTCCGTCCTACGCGACGGGCGGTTTCTTTCCCGCGGTGTTCGATGTGGTAGCGCCCGCTCAGACCGTGGAGCTGGCCTGCGAGTAGTTGTATGAGACACTTTCTCCAACCCGCTGGGAAACTATTGGCATGGCTCCTTAAACAGGATGCCGCGCCAAGCGTTATCCCGGTATTTCCCGACGACGTCGAGATTGGGTTGGTTGTGGCGTATCTGCTGAATGGGACTTGTTATGCCGAAGTGCTGACAAGTAAAGAACAATTGTTCGCAGTTTGCGGCAAGGGCTTCCCATACGGCAGGTTGTTCTTCCACGTAAAAAAGGATAGTCTCTTCCTGGTCTGCCCGCAGCTGTCCAGGAAATCTTTTGGGGAGCCGGCGTAAGCCGGCCCCCCTTTTTTTAGCTATCGGAGCTTTTATGGCAACGCCAACAGGATACAAAGACCCAGCACAAGAAAAGTTATTAAGTGGGTTATCGGTGGCTGACGCGGTTGGTGTCCGCGGTATGCGCGGACTTAAAGGCGCAATAGTGTCCGCCGCCGGCGTTGATGGTCGTCCGTCAAACTTTAACCCGCACGATACGCAGCATATCGTAATTAACGTAGAACCCGATATCGCCGGCGGCCGATGCTTAACGTTGGCGCAGTTTACTAAGAGCTCAGTAGCGCAAGCTTTAGCCGCCGCAGCAAGTAAAGTACAAGGCAGCGACATCGTATCTGTCAGAGAAAGGACCGCTATGGCATTTGAAGAGCTGGCAAAAATTGCTAATTCTGGCGTACAAAAAACAACTGCTGTGCCGCCTCCCGTCCCGCCCGCCAAGCCAAAAGCTGCGGTCGCGCTTGAACATCCGCAGGATATACCAGAAACAGATTACGCGCCGATTGAGACAATCGATCGTACGTATAGTCCAATGGCGGCGTTTGGACTTAAAAAACAGCAAACAGTTACTGGGCGCGTTCCTGTTATTTCGCAAAAAGCAAATGCCGGCCCGCCAAACAAACTCGTTTATTTTGAAAAAGAGGGAATTGGCACTGTTCCCGCGTTTTTTCACGATATTGTTGTGGACGTGTCTTTTGACGACGAAAATTTGACTGAAAGCGGCTTTATTGTGCTCGTTTACGACTTGCGCTTTGATCAAGCGGCCGCACGCTGGTTTCCCCCGTCTAATGATCCATACAAGCGCCCGTGGGCGGTACAGATTAATAATGATCGCCGGCTGTATCTTGTTCATACAACCGGATTTCAGTATGTTTATGATGAACGCGAGTTCTGTGTATTACTTGTTGAAAAAGCCGTTGAATCGGAGCTGTGACATGGAAAAAATGGGTGTCGTTCGCCCGGATATAACACCCCAGGTTGAACCGACTAAATCCGCGAATTGCGCCGATCCGCAAATTGTGGATAATAAACGGCATAAAATCGAGGAGCTGGACGCCGATTTTCGCAAACAAGCTGCGACCCGTGCGACCGATTCTCTAAACAAGTAAACCGGAATCTATATCGTGGCTTATCTAAGCTCGAATAATTTTGCCACTTCCGGCCCTGGCGTATCCGCTGACGACCGGTTTCCGGACCCGTTCTGCGACATTGCGTCGCTTTCTATGCCTGAATCGATTCAGGCTGCGCTGCGCTGGTGCGAGTTCATTATGAACTGCAACGGCTTGTACCGGCAGGCCGTTGACCGTGTTGTGTCGTATTTTTTGACAGACATCCACGTAAGCGAAGACGGCAAAAACAAACTCGGCCGGGAAGAAAAAGACAAGTACGTCGAATTTTTTGAGAACACGCTAGGCATTAAAAACGCGTTGCACTCCGTCGCCATGGACTATCTAACCTATGGCAATAGTTTTACCAGCGTTTTGGTGCCGTTCAAACGCTATTTGTCTTGTAAGCGGTGCAGCTTAGAGATGCCGCTAGCGCAAGTGTTCAACAAACCCGCGTGTAAATTCAAATGGCAAGAATTTGAGTTTCACGCCACTTGTCCGCAATGTCATTATGCCGGCCCGTGGACGCATATCGACCGGCGAAGTGGTGACGCCGGTGATCTCAAAATCAAGCGGTGGAATCCGCATGAGATGGAACTGATTTGGGATCCGTATACCGACGAAGTCAGATATGTGTGGCGCATTTCTGAAGAGTATCGCGCCTTAATTCGACAGGGGCATTTGCACCACTTGGAGCGCGCCAGCTGGGAAGTAATTCAAGCTGTCAAAGACAACCAGAATTTGATGTTCGACAAGGACGTCATTTTTCATCTGAAAGAAGACGCGCTCGCTGGTTTACGTAATCGCGGCTGGGGCATATCTCGTATTCTGGCTAACTTTCGGCAAGCCTGGTATGTGCAGATTCTCATGCGCTACAACGAGGCTGTTGCCTTGGATTACGTTATTCCGTTTCGCGTAATCACGCCGGCGCCACGCGGCGGCGACGCAGCTTCAAGCGATCCCGTACATACGATTAATCTCAGCAATTTTACCGGGCGCGTACAGGCAATGCTGCGCGCACGAAGGCTTGACCCGGCCCGCTGGAACGTGTTACCGTTCCCTGTCAATTATCAGGCACTTGGCGGCGATGCATCACAGCTTGCGCCGAAAGACCTGTTAGATCAGGGCTTTGACACATTGTTGAAGTGTATCGGTATGCCGGTTGAGCTGTTTAACGGAAGCTTGACGATGCAAGCTGCCCCTGCGGCGCTTAGATTGTTCGAGGCAAACTGGGCGCATTTACCGCACAATTTAAACCGTTTTCTGGCGAATGTCGCGTCTGCTGTTGCCAGAGTTAAATCTTGGGAGCCGGCAGCTGTGCGACTAATGCGCGTAACGCACGCAGACGATCTAAACCGGCAGATGGCAAAGCTGCAGCTGATGATGGGTCAGCAAATCAGCAAGACCACGGGCCTCAAATCTATCGGACTCGACTACGACGAAGAGACAAAGCAGCTTCTCGAAGAAGAAAAGATTTACGCAGAAGAACAAACCAAAATGCAGCGCGAGATGGAACAGGCGCAGCAGATGGACGCGCTTTCACAGTCCGCCGGCCCAGCAGTTGGCGGCGTAGGCGCTCCGGGCGCGGGGGCGACAGGGATGCCGCAACAACCGGGCATGACGCCCGCCCCGCCCGGCCCGCCAGCGAATCCCGTCGATCAGTTCATCATGCAGCGACAAAATACGCCAAATGTGCCGCGCACACCAGAGGATTTGCAAGCTCAAGCGCAGTTGCTTGCGCAGCAGATACTGTCGCTGCCTGAGTCTGTAAAAGACAGCCAGCTTATCAAACTGAAGAAGACAGATCCCACAATGCACGCACTAGTGCGCAGCATCATCGAAGACATCCGACAACAAGCGCAGGTTGAAGGCGGCGCGCAGCTTATGGCGCAGCAGTATGGCCAGCCAGCCGGCGGACAAGGCCCGCTACCGCCTGGGCCGTAGTAGAGGCCCAATAATGCGTGTCGGCATTTATACACACTACGCGCACTGTGACCAGGCCTATTTAGCTGCAAGACTGGCGCTGCTGTTGCAGAAACTTGGCGCAGAGTTCGATATCTACTCCGATAATACGCCGGGTTTTTTGGGTCTACCGTGCGACAGCGCCGTAGTGACACGCAACATAATCAAATACACCGAGTGGGCTAAAAAACAGCGCGTAATTATTTGGACGCACGTTCCGCCCATAGAGCAAATAAATTACGCAAAGCGCAAAAACATAAAAACAGTAGTAGCACCGATGTGGCAGGAGCTAGTTAGGCCGTTCAAAAAAACGCTCCAACGCGCTGATCACGTAATTACGATGAGCGCAGAATGCCAAATGCTCTTTTCTGAGATATTCAAATTGCGCTCTGCTGAGTTAATTCCGTTTGATCCGGGTTTGCCTGTTTTCAAAAAATCCGGAACTGTAAATGCGCGCAATGTCCGTATTTTTTTGCCGTGGTTTGATCGAAACGCTAAATGTACTTCCGCGGCATTTATCGCATCGTTGCGGTTTCTTATCGAACATATGGAAGAGGCGTATCTAACAGTAGCTATAACGCCAAGTCAATTCTCGCCCTCAATAGTCAAGTTTTTCTTGACGCTTCAGCGGCGTTGCAAAAATCGCGTAAGTATTTTGCGCGGCGTACCGGTAGTTTCTAGGGCGCATTTGTATTCCGCGCACGACATTACGCTACTACCGGCGGAGTGCGACAATTACGGGCTCTGCGCTATAACGTCTATCACGATGGGTACGCCGGTTTTAGCTACAGCTATTTCTCCGCAAACAGATTTTTTGTTCCCAGACGTCAATTCTGTGCTGGTAAAGACTGACATAGACTACGACGAAAATGGCGTAGCTCATGCACTACCAGACTACGACAAATTCATGTACGTACTACAAGAGCTTGTGGCTGAACCGCGACATATCCAGCGGTTAAATCACAAAACAAACTACAACTTAAACGCCCGCAAGAATGCGTTTGAAATGAGCTGGACAAACATATTCGACGCATGACGGGCGTTGGCGCATGGAGGTGCCGATGACCAAGCAAGTATTGCAAATTACGACAACTGTTAATTTTGCCCGCGAAGCTTACGGCAATGAAAAAACAAACGCCGATTGCGAAATAACAACGTATTGCCTTGCCGTCGCAAAGCTGGCAGAGCAGATAGCGCAACAGCTCTTTAAAGACATGCGCAGCGACATTGTTCCGCCAGATAAACACGACATTATTGAAAGTATTGTGCATGCCGCGGTTCTTAGCGAAGCCGTTGGCGTAGCCCGACGAACGTTTGAAAATATTGCCGCGATAACAAACGTACAAATTGCGTCCATGGTATCTACGCTTACGCGCGACTATCGCATGGTCGAGACTAAGCGCGATATAGAGTATCGCGGCCGGTTAAGCGTAAGCCCGTTAGCCACACAAATTGTTGCGGTCGCGGGAATCATTTGTAACGGCAAAAGTGTCATCAAATTTTTGCAGAAAAACGGGCTTGCAGCAGTTCCTAAGTCGCGTAAAATCCTTGCGCAGCTAGATGGCGATCTACTAGCCGTTCATGCCGTGTCGCGCTATTACACACTTAGGTTGTACGCGCACGCTGCCAGAAATTTAATCGCTGACGCCAATCAGTTAATCAAAAAGCTGAAGGCCGACGCGAAGCTTGCGCGGTTAGTGGAAAAAAGCACCGAAGGCATCAGGACACGTCACGCAGCGAAACAAGCATCGGCGGCTAACGAGGAAAAGAAAAATGCAAGAAAAAAAGCTTCTAGACGCAATTCGTGACGAGTATGCTACAGCCAATCCCGGCGCTGTAGTCGAGGGTGGTGTAATAAACCACTTTTGCGAGTTTGCAAACAATTGGCTATTAACAAAGGGCGTGGTCGGCGTTGGCCAGACCGTCGACGGCTTTGCGATTAGATTTTCTGATGGCAGCGAATACATTCTTGCGGCAAATACGCCAACCGATGTAACGCCAGGCGCGCCCGTGCAGATAACAGGGCAAGCGTCTAGAAATCAACGCACCATGCCCGATACGACACGCAGCGTAAACATCACTGGCCGTTAAGGAACAACATGTTTATTTGTCTGGAAGGTATTGACGGCGCTGGCAAAAGTACGCAAGCGCGGTTGCTTTCTGATTACTTTGCGTGTCAAAAACGCCTAGTAGAGTTAGTTGCCGACCCGGGCACAACTAAAATCGGAAAGGCCATTCGACAAATACTGCTTGATAATGACGACCCGATTTCAGAGCGCGCGCAGATGTTACTTTTCTCTGCAGCCCGCGCGGAATTAAGCCATTACATTCAAAAGAAACTAAGCGACGCGTATTCAATTGTTTGCGATCGTTGGCTGCTGTCTACGCTCGTTTATCAGGTTGCGTTAAACGATACAGACGAGCGGCTCGTATACGACATTTTTGATCACACCGCTATTCGTCCAGATATCTGCGTTCTGCTAGACATAGATCCGGAGGACGCCGATTCGCGCAAACAGCACGAGACACGCAAAGACAGGTATGAGCGCGTTACGTTAGCTGAGAAAAAAATGATGCGCGCGGCTTATTTAGATTACGCCAGAAGGCTCGCGGTAACTGAGCCGAAAACAATCGTGGCTATTGTGCCCGCTTACGGCACAGTAGACGAGGTTAATCAACGGGTTTTAGATGTCGTTTTGCGCGGAAAGGAATCCAATGCAAGGATTAAAGTTGCTGGCGCCCGTACTAACTAAAGCAGATTTGCAGCATTTGTGCGGTGTTCTATTTGATGTAGCGCAGCGCCACACTCCGAGCACCTCGTTTGCGGATATTAACGAGTTGCTCAATGCGGCACAGATAATGCAGTCTAACGGCATACCTGTGCAACCTGTGGCTAAAATCAAAGCGGCACTCGGCGATCATTCGTCTAGCGTGACAAAGCAGTCAAACGAATATCGGCTTTTAAAGGCTAGATACGCCGCGTGCCTGAGCACAATAGCCGATTTAGCTGGAAAACAACCAGTAAAAGCAAAAAGCGCCTTTCACTCCGGTATTCACGAAGGTTTACGGCGCGCGGCTAAAATTGCGATAATGTTCTTGGATGATATAGTAGAGAATCGTCCGCTGCTGCCAAAGGGCGGAAAAATGAAAAAGTCTGATTTTGTGCGCTAGGAGATAATACGGCTTGTGGCTACGCTTAGTTTAAATACGGCTAACGAGATTGAGTTTAAAAACTTGACAGCCAATACGGCGCCGACAACTGCGCCGACAGTTCTGGCGCAAGTAGGCGAGTGGGAAGTTGGCAATCACGTTGATGCCGGCGTGGTTATAGACACTTACGGCGAATACCCGCCAATGCTTACCGCCAGCGACGCAAGAAAATTAGCCAAATGGCTAGTCAGGGCGGCCGACAGCATCGATACAGCGCAAAACCAGCCAAAGAAGAAAAAACGGCAGCACTACGAAGAAGATGACGACGAGCAAACATACAACTTCAAGGGCTAGTAAATGATAGACCAGAAAATTTCATCGTTGCCGCGCAAATACGCGCTCGCGACGTCGGATATGCTTCCGCTCGTCGACTCGCAATTTGGGCCGGCTAATTATGTAAACAAAAAGACAACCGTCGGCGACTTAATGGCGCTGGCTGAAATTATCGTAAACAATCAAGTTAGCGCGTTGAACACAGTAGCTAGCGTTAACGGTTTTGGCGGCATAGTTGTGCTGTCAATTGACCAACTAGATAACGTTCGCGTAATTGTTCCGCAAGAGAATCAAGTGCTAGCCTACGACTCAGCGCAATCTGACTGGGTTAACAAAAACTTGACCGATTTAGATCTAGTCCTCGACTGCGGTAATTTTTAACCATGGCTTTTCAATTTCGTAGAGACACCGCCGCCAACTGGGCTACAGCTAATCCTGTGCTTGCCCCAGGCGAGCCCGCGTACGAGCTCGACACGCGTGTCTTAAAAATTGGCGACGGGTTAGAAACGTATAACAGATTGGCGCCGTACAGCTCCGGCGACAATGCAACAGCGGGCGGCCGGTTGTCCGTAATACAAAATGTTTCTGCGCCAGATCCTTGGGCCACGTTGACTTGGAATACGTCAGCGGCAGTCGTATGGTACGTGCCGCATTCGTCTGACAAAATCACGTTATGGTCAGGCACAAACTGGCAGCAGTATACGTTTAACAATACGACTATGATTGGAATTGGCGGTTTACCGGCGTCCAAGAACTTCGATATTTTTGCGTATCAAGTAAACGGTGTTGTAACGTTAAGCGCGGTGCAGTGGACAAACAACACTACGCGCGCTGTTTCGCTTGTATCGCTAAACGGCGTTTTAGTGCGCAGCGGTATGGCAACAATGCGCTATATCGGCACCATTAGAACGAACACTACAGCCGGCACTACATCGGATTTGCTCGGCCGCCGACTCGTTTACAACTACTACAATCAGCTTGAGCGGCCGCTAGCTGTCGGACTGCCGTCGCCGCATACTTATTCCACGTCAGCGTGGCGTATTTGGAATAACTCCGTCGGTAGCGGCAACTGTTTGCAACTTGTGCTTGGCGTCCGGCAGCCTATACCTGTTTTTGCGCAAAGTTTTGTACGGTACGGCTATTTTCATACGCGAATTATGGCAGGCACGCCGTACACCACCACAATTTCTGCGCCTCCAACTGGCTCTACAAACGTTAATGTCGCGGGCGGTAATCAGCTTGCGTTATCTGTTGTAGATGACAACGTAGTGCCAAATTTTACAACAGTGTCCGGCGCCAATATGCCGTCGGAGCCGCGACCGGTTATTACCGCGGTATCTGGCAATGTTGTTACGTTAAGCGCGCCGCTTACAGCAAACGTAAATACGCTTGACTCCGTAATTCTTGGTCCCGCAGCCCACACGATTGAGCCCGGCGGTAACGCAATTGCCCCGACAGCTTTAAGCGGGCAGGCGTCCGCTACGGTTGTGTCGTCTGGCATAGCCGCTGGTTTGACATTAGGTGGCTTTTGTTCGCTTGTCCCGTGTGAATACGGTATATCCGCGGATTCATACTTTACTAGCGGGCGATTAACTGCCCTACCAATGATGTGAGCTATATGACTGAAAACCAAGACAATATGCCGGCGGAAAATACCGCGCCTGTTACGGCAAACCCGCCTCAACTAGCCGCGCCTCCGACAGTTGAAGTAAATTCTGCACACACTTTTTTCGCTGTAACTGGTGACGAACTAGCGCAACTGCATAAAGCTATTTCGGCTATTGCGCCCGTTTGCGGTGTTTCTGGCGCTGGGCCAGACATGTCACACTACCGCGTCGATTTTGAAGAGCATGCAACAGAAGCCCAGGTAAGCGAAGCTCTTGCGTTTTTACAAAATTGGCCGGAATACAAAGAGCGGCAGCGCACAATTGCCCACAACTACACACTGCTCGAGAGCTGGTTTAACGAGCAAATTGCCGCGGGTTGCCTGGTGAGCGCCGGGTTTACTCTTGGTTTGACAGATAGCGACGTGACTTTGTTAACTGGAAATTATGTGCTAGCCCAAGCCGCCGTTGCTGCAGGTATGCCTTTGCCGCCGATTATCGATAAAAACCAGGCAGTACACGCTGTCGATACGATCGAAAATTTCACGGCAATAATGCTAGAATACGGAAATCGAAGGGCGGCACTTGCGCAAGAGTATGCTCAAAACAAAGCAGTTATTGACGAATTTGCTGCTTCAGCTCAGTAGGACTCAGCGATGACTAAAGCTGTTAGAATTAAACGCCGCTTATCGGGGGAGCCGGGCGCGCCTTCGCAATTGTTAAACGCCGAACTTGCGTTTAACGAAATAAGCGGCGTATTGTACTATGGCCGCGGCTTAGAGCCAGATACAACAGCATCTGAGATTATTGAAATCGGCGGTTTTGGCGCGTTTGTCGGCCTCGCTGGTTCCCAACAAATTTCCGGCGAAAAAACGTTTCTTGACGACACGTTTTTCGCGGCAAACGTCCTCGCCCCAACACCGCCGACAAACGATTCGTCAAACAGATTGGCTACAACAGCCTTCGTTAAATCGCAAAATTACGCGACGCTTATAAACGGGCTTATTCCGGCAGAGCAGTTGCCCGGGTTCATCGACGATATTGTCGAATACGGCGACGAGAGTTACCTGCCGGAAGAGGGCGAAGCAGGCAAGTTGTATGTGATCAACAATACTGGCCGTGTGTATCGGTGGTCGGGGAGTATGTTTGTAGAGATTGTGGCGTCGCCCGGCACCACCGACGCCATTGCAGAAGGCTCCATAAACTTATTTTTAACGCCGGATCGTGTTTTCACATACTCGCCCGTCAAAAGCGTCGTTGGCCGGACTGGAGACGTATTTGTAACGCAAGACGACATCGGCCTAGCGAACGTAAACAACACCGCGGATATCGACAAGCCGATTTCTATAGCGATGCAATTTGCTTTAGATGCCAAAGCTGAATTGGTACACACGCACGTTATAACAGACGTTGTAGACCTGTCGAGCACGTTAACGACTATAACGCAATCGCTGAGTCAAAAGGTCAATGTAACAGATATTATTGACGGCGGTGGCTTCTGACATGGCAACAACGCAAAATATTATTGTCCACAGGCGTACTGCCGTACCCGGGCGTACGCCAACTGCTGCGCAACTAATGTTTGGCGAGTTTGGCATAAATTACGTTGACGGGCGTGTATTTCTCAAAAAAGCAGACAGCACGGTACTGGATATCACGGAGCCGCTGTACAGTATTGATGGCGGTTTACTCGTCGGCACAACGTCCGGTTTGCCGGCGCTGCTTACAGAAGCCGGTGCTGTGTTTTACACGGAAGATTTCAAACGAATTATCATCGGATAACGCGGTGCTGAAATGCCTTTAGACGTAAAAATCTCAGAGCTTCCCCCGACATTTGCCGTCAATCCGGCCGACCTATTTATTGTTGTAGATCTGAGCGGCGCACCTACAACTAAAAAAATACCTGCGTCTTATTTGGGCACACTCGCGCCAGTGCAGTCTGTCGCGGCAAAAACCGGCGCCGTTACTCTTGAAATTACAGACGTTACAGATCTGCAGTCGGCCCTTAATCAAAAACAAGTTGCGGGAAATTACGTCAAACTCGTTTGGGAAGCTCGAGAAATCAGCGGCACAGTAAATAATTACGCTGTCGGCTCAGCCAATATGCTCGTAATTTCAGCTACTAACTCAGCCAAAATTACGGGTTTGACTGGCGGAACCGCGGCGAGTTGGGTGCGCCTCATAAACACAACGATTAATACATTAACGCTAGCGCATCAAAGTTTGGATAGCCTCCCGGCAAATCGTATGATTATGGCATCAGGCGTAGATTACGTGCTTGGCGAAAATGAAGAAGCCGGCCTATTCTACGATCCGGTGTCTAGCCGATGGCGAGTTACGACATGTTGCGCAGCTCCGTATTGATTGGCTCACGGTTACTTCGCGCAGCAAATTTTTTGCTAAAGACACAACTTGACGGCAAAACATTATCAAACCGTGTTCAGTGGCTAGACACGAAAGTCGAGCACCCTGACCGTGTCGCGCAATGGCTAGATGACGAAGCGAATAAACGCGGCGTCATACTTAGCGCGGCAGTTCGCGACCGGCTTATGCAGTTAGCCTTTCGCGGAAAAATACGAGCGCAGTACGCGCCGCTAATACGTCAAGATATTGGAATTGTTTTGGCGTACTACTCGCCGTGCAATTTCAAATTACCGCGCGCTAATTTGCTGCGTGTAGTGCAGCACTTTGCTGACGCCGGCTATCCAGTAGCAGTTGTCGAAGCTGTTATGCCGGGCGCAGTGCCGCTCACAGAGCTTCCAGAATGCTGTATACACAAACAAATACCGGCAACAGTTAAAAACATATTGTTTTTGAAGGAAAATCTGTACAACATCGGGGCTGCGTTGTTGCCGCATCCAAAACTAGTATTTATGGATGCAGATCTAGAGTTCAGCCGACGCGATTGGCTCAATGCGACAAGTGAGCTACTCGAAGAATACGACGTCATGCAGCCGTTTTCAAATGCTGTTTGGCGTGCTCGTGATAACATAACTACGCTTATCGACAGACGCTGCGCCGCGCATTGTCTAATGTACGACGAAGCGCCAAACGGCGACGTGTATCATCCAGGCTTCGCTTGGGCGTTTAGACGCGAGTTTTTTGAAGCCATAGGCGGCTGGTATGAAGATCATCCTGTTGGCGGCGGCGATACGGGCTTTTGGTTCGCGCTCGATAATAGAATGCCAAAAACATCAACAATTAACTACTGGCTAAACTGCAACAACCTGTTTGCAACAACAAGAGCATTTTCTGCTTATCGCGCCCGGGTTCTCGCGTATAATCCAAAATTGACATATCTCAAAAACAACGCAGCGTTGCACTTGTGGCACGGAACACGCGAAAAACGGCAGTACGTCTCGCGCAATATCGATTATTTGCCGCCGCTTGTAGACAACGACTATCCTGTTAAACGCGGCACGAATGGTTTAATGGAATGGTTAGACGAAAACAACGGCGTAAGATGCTTGCAGTATTTTCAAAGTAGAGAAGAAGACGGGTGATTTATGGCATTGCACCAAACGTTCCAGCTTATTCAACTAAAACGCGGAACAGCTGCCGATTTGGTCGAGCTGAATCCGCTTCTCGAAGCAGGCGAGATAATCATAGAACTAGACACCGGGCGATTTAAAATCGGCAACGGCGAGCTTTATTGGCTGCAGCTACCTTACGCGAATAGCTCTTCTGGCTACAGTTCTGTTGTTGCTTTGTCGGATGTGATTGGGCTGCAAACTGCGCTGAACAATAAACAACCAGCTGGGGATTACGCGTTAAACAGCGATCCGCGGCTAACTGACGCCCGCACGCCGGTTGCGCATACGCACACAATCGCCGACGTCGCCGGCTTGGACGAAGCGCTTGACCAAAAACAGCCAATCGGAGATTATGCGTTCTTCGTCGACCCGCCGGCTAGCGCGTCGTCTTCTGGCGTTACTGGCGCGGTTGCGCGCGACACAAATTTTTTTTATGTGTGTGTTGCGCCTAATACCTGGATGCGCGCAGCGCTATCGACGTGGACTTGACCCGCAAAATCTACTTGGTATAACCAGCACCATGCACGACAATCCGCTTTTAGAGATGGCGCAAAAAATTGCTGTTAAAGCGCATGCGCCTTATTCTCGGTTTTACGTCGGCGCCGCGGCACAATTCAGCGATGGAAAAATTTACTGCGGCGTAAACGTAGAAAACAAGTCGTATGGGCTGACAATTTGCGCGGAGCGTTCGGCTATTTTTGCGGGTATTGCCGCCGGCAGCCGCAAACTTGATGCCATAGCCGTGTGCAGCCTAGCGCACGATAACTGCTATCCGTGTGGCGCATGCCTGCAAGTAATCGCAGAATTCGGCACGCCAGACACAAAAATCTTTGTTGGTCACGAAGTCATGACACTAAACGATGTTCTTCCAAAAAGGTTTGAGCTATAAGCATGGCTAAGCTGTACTTCCGGTACGGTGTTGTTGGTAGCGCAAAAACTCTAAATCTTCTGGCCGTTGCGCACAATTATCGACAGCAGCGCAAAAATGTATTGCTCATCAAGCCGGCCGTCGACACAAGATTCGGATCAAAAACAATCGGCACGCGAGCTGGTTTAACAGCCACGGCTGATATTGTTGTGCCGGATAGCGGCGCACTAGATCTGACTGAAACAAAAAACGTTTCGTGCATTCTTGTAGATGAAGCGCAGTTCTTGCCGGTTACAACGGTAGAACGGCTACACAAGATTGCGCACGCTGTCGAAAACGGCATTCCCGTTATTTGTTATGGCCTGCGCACAGACTTCCGACTTGAATTATTTCCCGCGTCGAAACGGTTAATGGAGCTGGCCGATACGATAGAAGAGATCAAAACAACATGCACAGATTGCGATCGCAAGGCTGTGTTTAATCTGAAGATCAAAAACAACAAACCAGTATTAGACGGGCCAACCGTAGAGCTCGGGTTCGAAGACACGTATATTCCTGTGTGCGCGTCATGCTACGAGTTGCGGCATGTGCGTTATCTAGAGTGGAAGGACAATCAACGCAAACTTTGGGCAAAAGGAGTTCCGCATGACTTCGCCTGAGTACGTAACGCTTAAATTTGGGCCGGAGCAGCGGTATGAACTACACATTCCGGTACCTGCGCGACAAGAGATTTCTGTCTTACGTCAAGCTCTGTTGGATTGTTTCTTCGAACTCGGCGACAAAATTGATTACAGCGATCCAAAACAGATGACATTTAGCTGGCATGACGCCGCCTAAATACGACGAATTAAGCTGGCATATTAGATGGCGCGTAAAAAACGCAATACATACAAATACATTTATCAACTACGCGCTGGTAGCTAAAAAAAGGCAAACTTGCTCCTTTTTTTTTTAGCTACCAGCGCGTAGCTAAATAACGACAGAAAACACGGCATATTTAATACGGTATGTGTTTTCATTGTCTCTTTTCTCAAGGAGGGAGCATGCGAGTCATGCGCTTGGCCAATTTGGATGGTCACGACAGGCGGCGGTTCAGCGAAATCGCCAGCAATGTAGATATCGACTCGGCGAGGAATGCCGAGTTCGAATCGCTTGATTGGCGGCATAAGCAGCGGCTCATCGCGGCGCTGTTGCGCAAATCGAAGCGCGAGCGCGTTTCGAAGTGATCGATTTAGCCCCGGCGTTCGGTGGGGCTGTAGCTCAGTCGGTAGAGCATCGGACTTTTAATCCGTTGGTCCTGGGTTCGAGCCCCAGCGGCCCCACCGAGCGCCGTGGCTTCTTTTTCTCAAGGAGGGGAAAATGAACTGGATCGTCATGCTGATCTTGTCGTTTGTTGTCCCGATCGTTCAACCGATGGTACAACAGGGCGTCAGTAATGTTCAGGCTCGGGTGCAGCAAAGGATGCAGCAGCCCGCGCCACAGGTTCAAACCAGTCAGCCTCAGTATTACTACGACGGCAAAGACTGGTACTGCTTCCACAACGGGCAGTGGTGGATCTGGAAGCCTAACAACTGATTTTTGCGCGCATGGGGTTGTGGCGTAACGGCAGCCGCAGCGGACTTAAAATCCGCTGGGAGTAATCCCGTGTGGGTTCGATTCCCACCAGCCCCACCCCATGCGCGCGTTTTCTTTAGCTATGCGAGGAGCTAATGCTGACAGAACGCGCAATAGATCATTATGGAAATTGCCCCAAATGCGGAAGCAGTTGGGACGCTGGCGGCATATTCGAGTGTTTCCGGGCAATGCCGCATTATGCAGACAAAGCTGACTATGAGCTGTGGTATTTGATTCAAGAGAGCTACAGCTTGCCGTACAAATTCAGTCGACTGGTCGGCGTTGAGCATCCCGGCCGTTACGACGGCGTATGGGAGTGGCAATGCCCTGATTGCAAAGCGACGTTTCCACGGTTTGAAAGGGAAGTCACGCATGGAAAAGCCGGACAAGTGCGGTAACTGCGACAGCGCAAATCTTCGCCTGGATAAGGTTGAAGTACGCGCAGAATACGGCGGACATCTCGAGAACGGCGAGATGACGCAGCCCGAGTTTCTGCAGCCAATGCCGATCAGCTTCGACGTCGATATGTGGATCTGCGACGATTGTGACGCGCAGTGCCCGGATATGGATGCGATCAGCAATCGCATTGTGCGCGAAATTCAACGAGCGATTGGAGAAACAAATTGACGCGAAAAATCAAAACAGTAAGCTGCCCCATGTGCGGCGCCGGGATGCTGTCGGCTGTGCTGAATGACGTATGGGGTATGCGTGTAGACGGCAAACTTCACCAAGTGCCGGTAAGCAACATCCCGTGCGATTATTGCACAGCGTGCGATATTTATTTGCTATCAGGCCTGTCCGACGATGAGGTAATGCGCAGTTACACGGCCTATATCAACGCGCACGGCCTAAACACGCGATGGCACAAAATCAAGCGCGTCATCAGGCGGTTTTTTCGCCGGCTGCAGTGGCGGTGGCTAAATGGTGTGACGTACTGGAGGCGGAACACGAAACTGCAGGCAGAGTAATCTCCGTAGGCGCATAGCTCAATTGGTTAGAGCACCTGCTTTACACGCAGGATAGTTTTCGGGGAATCAGAGAGGGAACAATGAGCGAAACAGTGGTTATCGTCCTGGCGTTGGCGGTATTCGGCGTGATGATGCTCGCATTGTCTATCGGGTTCCCGCATAAGCCCAGCCATCGGCCGCGATGGCATCGCCGCCGCCGCTGAATTACGCTCTTCAGCGAAAGTGGGGCGTTGTCGCGGCTGCTGCGAGTGGAGGCACCGGAGATGACACCCGGCAATCCCGATATCGGCCAGCGGGCAGAGTAATCTCTGGAGGCGCATAGCTCAATTGGTTAGAGCACCTGCTTTACACGCAGGATGTTGGGGGTTCGAGTCCCTCTGCGCCTAATGCGGGGCGGTAGCTCAGTGGTTAGAGCACCAACCTTATAAGCTGGTGGCCGGGAGTTCGATTCTCCCCCGCCCTATTTCTCGTAGAAAGGACGCTAAATGAAAGCGGATTACGCTGTGATTCACGTAGAAAGCGATCGCGTTTTTATTGTAGATCTTGAAATGCGCGGCATATCGATTACAAATTCTGCCGCCGCCGTAGCCCGTGACTTGCAGGCCAGATATTTGCATAGGCGCGTGATATACAGAGACAGTGCGGGCTGTTGGACAGAAATGCGGATCAACGCAAAGAACGAAGTACTATTTGCGCCCTACAATGAGCACGTTCCTGACTGCGACATCGAGTACCTGGAGACGACACATGCCCATGGATTTTGCTGATCCGGAAGTTGTGTTTAATCGCGCAACAAAGATTTGGAGTTGGCGGCATCCCAAGAAAGACGAGTCGTTCGAAGACTACCGCGCCGCCTTTGCCGAATATGTCCGCCTTAGCGACCCGGAAGAGGCGGACGCCCTAACTGCCGGAGCGATCTTCACAAAGTACGATAGAAAGACGACAATCGCCTGAGAAAGGCGGCCCCATCGTCTAGAGGCCTAGGACACCACCCTTTCACGGTGGATACTGGGGTTCGAATCCCCATGGGGTCATGTTCTTTAGGGAGAAAGCACGTGACATACAGGCCGCCACAAAAACCGCCAGACGCCGAGTTCGCGCAGGCGATGGTTATAGGCGTTATATTGCTTCTTGTTTTAGCCTTCATGGGAGGATATCTCATTGGAATACTGCGCTAAGAATCTAGTCGTTGGATTCACAGCTGAAGACGGGCTTGCGTTTGGCGTCGTTGATACAGATGCTAACGACACTGACTCCGCAAATGACGATTTACTGCGCGCGCACTACCGGCAGTTTCCATTAGTGTTGCTAATCACCAGAGACAAAGACGGTAATTACCGCGTGTCTTCAAACGAATATAAACCAAAAGTTACGCGTTAGTTTGGTTTGCTCAGGTAGCCCAACTGGCAGAGGCGATAGACTTAGGATCTATTTGTTGTGGGTTCGACTCCCACCTTGAGCACTGGGCCCGTACTGGTATCGACAGGATGGTGAGATTTCAGATCGCGTGCCGTGGTTGGTCTGTTGGCCACGTTAAAAGCAGACCAAACGCTAAGAGGCGCTCCTCTTGCTCTCGCTGCCTGACCCAAAAGGTCGGTAGCCCGCGAAGTTAGCCCCAGTCGGAAGGGTTTTCTAAGCGGTCGCCAAATCCGACTCGGCGCAGCACACTGCCTGGTACTGCTGCGCCTAAATACGTTCTGGGCTGGTTTGCTGCATATCCCGCTGGGTGGAGCTGCGCAAACGAGATTAAATACCTAGATACGCACGTAGACGTCTGTTATCAATCTGTCTCTGGACGCGGGTTCGACTCCCGCCGGGTCCACTGGATTGACGGCATCAACAACGGAGGCTGAATGCGGGTTTACATCGGACCGTATAACAACTGGTTTAACCCATACGCGTGGGCAAAGCGGTTGGTTTTTTGGGCGACTGATCGAAAACAAGACAACGAAGCCAAGGCGCTCGACCGATACGAGCAGCGCGTAGCATTTGTGCGCAAATGGTTTGGGTGGCTTCGGCCGATCGATGATTGGGTAGACGCGCGGACTAAGCGTAAAATCCGCGTGCGCATTCATGACTACGATGTGTGGAGCGCAGATCACTCGCTTGGTCTTATTATTCTTCCCACGCTCGAACTGCTGAAAAAGAATAAGATCGGCAGCCCATACGTGGACGATAGCGACGTCCCGGAGGAGTTGCGGTCTACTGCCACGCCGCCCTTGCCACCTGAAAAAGCGGCCATAGGGCATATCGACGAGAATCATTTCAAGCGGTGGGACTGGGTGCTTGATGAAATGATCTGGGCGTTTCATCAGGTTGTGGACGAGGATTCAGATTCCCAGTTTTTCAAACATCATCCGACGGATTCGAACGATGTGTTCGGCGGCAAGATAGACTTCGACAAAGAAGGCTATCAGAAATGGGAAGCCAGAAAGCGGCACGGGCTTACGCTTTTTGGCAAATATTACGAAGCCCTATGGGATTAAGCATGACGCGTAAAAAGCGCATGACCGATAAGGCCTACAAGGATTACATGGCGCTCAGGATTGCGGATTTCGCGTTCGGTCTTTGCCAGTTCTGGCAGGCCGGCGAGGTTTTGCTGGACCAGGACGCCAAAGATGACGAGACGTATTTTCGGCGAGCCATCGAGCGGCTCAATGAAAACCAGCGGTGGGATTTGCTGGTGGAAATGTTTCGCCTCACGACGCTCGAAGCGAACTACTTCACCAAACCGACGATTGAGTCCGGCGATGCTCGGCGTATCGTTATCGGGGTCATTGCGCGGTTTCCCAAAT